CTTCAACCATTACGACTCTATCGTGTTCGTAACGTTGTGCAAATTCTTCACGTAATTCTGCACGTACTTGTTCTCGGGCTTCATTTAATTTTGTTTCCCAAGCTTCGTTAAGAGCTTGACCAACATCCTCATTGATTAGTCCACCGTCAAGTAATGGTTTGATAGCATCAAACATGCTTATTCCCCTTTATTTGATTTTCAAGTCTTTGATGAGGCGCATTACTTCCTCTTTCAAATACTTTTCTACTTTTTTGTCGGTCTGGGCATCTTTTGCAATATCAAGCGTTCTATGACCATGACGCATATTCATCATGCCTTCATAGATTGCTTTAGGATATGCATTGGGAGCACTCGGTTGAGCGACAATATCCACAGTGACTATTTCAAAGTCACTGACATGGCCATTCATGTCGTTCACGTTGCCGCTACCTCGACTTGATACACCTAGTTTGACACCACTCTCCAACATAGTAGACACTAACTGTCCCATTGGAGTTGGTAAAATCTTTAGTTTTCCGAAGCCGTTTGCACCGTCCATCCACATAGATGTAATCATGTGTGATACGCGGTCTAGGTTGATTTTTAAATCATCCGGGTGATCGACTTCACCTAAGACTGAATAGCCTTCTGAGACTTGTTTGTTAAGAGTTTCAACAGCATTAGTAATTTCGGAAACGGGGTAAACACGCTCATTTGCGTTCTTTACCCCGCCCTGAATGAAAATCCCCTTCATATAAAGGGATTTTTCTTTGCCTTCACCTGACGACTCAACGACCATGCTAGCACGGTCGAATGTCAGATGTTCTTTGAGATACAAAGCCATTCTCTCAGATCCTATTAGATACGTCTTTTAGCTGGAGTATTACGTGACTCAGCTACTGGGCTACGTACTTTACCTGCTTCGTCTTTAGTTACTGGCTTAGGTGTAGATTCACCTTTTTCACTAAAGTTGTTCTGAGCAGGAGCATTCTTAAATGATCCAGCACCTTTTACAGACGTTTCACCTTTTGTATAAGCATTGCTCGGAGCTTTTGGGCTTGTAGGAACGGACTCAGATGCACCAGAGAATTTAACTGGCTTAGAATCCATACCTGCTTGACCGCTGTTTACTAAGCTTGGGCTCTTTGTTTGAGCACCGTTGTCACCCATTTGACCATACTTATTATAAGTTGCGCCGCCGATTTGTTTCATTTGTACGGCTTCCATCATAGCTTCTTCAGCGCCTTCTTCTTCACCAGCACCAAAGTCGGCCATGCCTTCTTCTTCACCAGCTTCAAAATCGTCAGCACCTTCTTCAGCGTCACCGCCCATGATGTCTTCAAACTCAGCCATTAGCTGGTCTAATTTATCTTCTAGGTCAACAACACGGTCTTCTAGACCGCCTTCTTCACCTTCATCGCCTAGTTCTAGCTCAACTTCTTCACCGTCTTCGTCACCGTCATCAAATTCGATATCGGCTTCGTCATCTTCAGTCATGCCACCGGCTTCTTCAGCATTGATTTCGTCTAGTAGATCACCTACTTGACCGCCCATGCCTTCACCCATTTCATCATCCATCATTCCTTCATAGATTTCGCGGGATTTTTCAACCACGATATCATGGAACAATGCACGTGCTTGTTCTTCGTTCTCATTAATGATTAAATTAATAAGTTGTTCAAATTTTTTGTTATCCATTGTTTGTTTCTCCTAAATAGAATGGCTTTGTAGAATTATTTAGTGTGTATCATGGAAAACAGCACAATAAGTGCTGTTTTTTTACGTTTTCGTTCAGAATAACATTTTTACTGTTAAACTGTAGGAGTTTCTGCTCCGGCGGCGGCTGCAGCCGCACCGTATTGCTCATGAACTTTCTTCATATACTTCTGTTTTTCGTAGTTACGAACATCTAACATCTTTCTTAACTTACGAATTTGTTTTAATGTTAGTTTTGTTTTACGGGATTCACGCCACTTAGGCTTACTGTTATCAGCAGATAAATCCTGATAACCTTCTACAGCGGCGTCAAACATCTCAAATAATTTCATGTTAGTATTTATCTTTTTACATTCCGTTTCCAGCGGGAGCAGGAGTTCCACCTGCCATGCCACCTGTTGCCGCATCGCCTACTGGTCCTGCTACACCACCATCAGGCATTGCTCCTTCTTCAGGTGGAGCTTCCATATCGGCTGCGGTTTGTTCATCTGTTTCTAAGTCTCCAACAGATACACCCACACTACGTAAGTCTGAGCCTGCAGGATCGTTATCAGATTCTTTGTTATTTTCTTCACGCCACATAGTTTCGTTCTTAGAAATTTCTTCTTCAGTAAGACCTAAGAAACGTTCTAGTGCAAAACGTTTAGAGATATATGGATACTGTTCAATAGCAGTGAAAGAACTGATACGTGCGGTATCCAACTCACTTTGACGATAAGCCGCAAAGTTTTGTGGTGGATTGAATGTTAATTGGAATAGTCCTGAATCAATATTGAAGCCTCTCCAACGCAAGAATAATTTGAATTCTTCGTCTAACTTCATTGCCATATAGCTTTGAAGACGTTCACAGTATTGATTGAAACGGAACTCTTGAATCATCGCAGTACCAACACGACCGTCACTCAATGGGGTAGTGTTGTCATCTGGTCCTGTAGGAAGATAGCTACTTGGAACTCGCAAACCACGAGCTAACCTATTGTTGAAGTAGCGTAAGTCATCAATCTCACCTAAGTTTTGTCCGCCGGGTAATACTTCAACACTTGATCCTCTACCATCAGCAGTGACAGGGAAGAAGTAATCTTCGTTCATTGATAATGGGTTGTATGAAGCATCTACTACAGATGATCCGCCGTATACGCTAGGAATTCTACGTTGGTGAATTTCATTTTTAATACGTTCAACGAAAGCCATAGCCATGTGACTTGGCATATTACCAACGTCAATTTTGAACATTCTACGTTCAGGAGCACGTTGTACACGATAGATAAGAACAGCGTCTTCAAGCAATTCTTTTTGTTTATAAACTTTAAAGATGTTTTCTAGTACACTCTGACCAAAGGGCCAGAAACGATCCAGACCTTCTGTCAAACTTAGATGGACTACATGTTTAGCATCTATGGCTGACTCGCTCTGGCCCAAAGTGAATCGACTACCTGTTGTGTTGTATGGCATACTTGGTGCAGTGTATCCACCACTACCTCCTGAGCCTCCGCCGCCTGTACCACCTAAACCTGTTGCAGGATTAGCCGCAAAGTCTGTGTTAGTCTTTTGAGCCGCAGATAAGTTTTGTAAGTTAATATTAATGTCTTTGATAACATATTGTTCCGGCTTCTTACCTTCACTTTCATTAACAATAACTTTAATAATTTTAGTCATGTCAATCCAGTACAACTTAAAGTTCTCTGGATCTCTCACAAATACTTGATCGCCAAATTTGATAGTGTTTCTAAAAATCTTAAAAACTCTAGTATCAAATTCGTTTAGTTTACACCACTGTTGCAATTGAGTCTTTAATAACTCAACTTCGTGTTGAGTAGGTTCTTCTTTGAATTCAAATGCAAAAGGTGTTTTGTTATGTTCATTTTTCTGAGTACTGAACTCAGAGATAATATCTAAACAAGCGTTTATTTCTGCATCAACGTCCATCATCTCATACTGGTTGTAACGCTCAATACGGTTTGGGTGACCTGTATATACTTCTGGAAGACGACTTCCATAGTTCTTATATCCAAACTGGTCATTATTCCATCCACCTGTATCAGACCCATTTTGTCCGGGGCTACCATTCCAGGCACCTGGATTACTATTGCCGCCTGAGATTGGACTGGAGATACCACTTTTGTTTAAAAAACGTTTTTTATATGTCATAGCGTAGTATTTAGCGTTAAGCTTTAGAATACTTTAATAACTGCTCTTGGGTGCTATGACTATCACTTAGTTTATCTATCATATCATCCATTTTTTCTTCCATCATTTCCATCAGTTTAGCAATCATATCTGCGGTAGCTGTGTCACTAGTTTGCGTATTATTAGTGTTTTGTTGATTAAAAACAGAAGATAATTCTTGTTTATCTACCTTGTCTTTACCATCAAACATCTTAGATACATCTGGAGTAGGAATAACCATTTCTTTACCATGCAACGTAACATCGTATCCTGAATTTGGCCCGTTAAACATGCCACCGTCACGTGCTTGGAAGTGTACTGGATCGTTAGGTACTTTTTGTGATAACCCTTGTTTGTTAAATGCGGCTATAGCGGCAGGATCATTGTAATTTTGTATATCAACTGCTTCGCCTTTTTCGTGCAAACTACGGCCGGGTTTACCAACTGGCATGCCGGTTTTACCACGTGCAACCCAGTCATCATACAATCTTTGCTGATCTGCTGGATCTCGCTTGGCACTGTTCAGTTGTATAATTTTACCGGTACTTGCTTTATACTCCTCAGCGGCATTGAGAACAGCAGTTTTAATACCACTGTTTAATCCGTCAAATGCTTCTTTGCTTCCGGACTTAGCTGTAAATTTTATTACATCTTCAGGTTTAATCTTACTAGCTGTATCGGTTGAGCCGTCTGGTGGTTGCGGTGATAAAGGTGGTGGTGACGATCCTGCTTTACCACCACCGCTACTAGACGGAGCAGTAGCTTTACCACCTCCACCAGATGGGGCAGTTGCACCTCCACCAGATGGGGCTGTAGTGCCGGGGCCAGACGGAGCAGTAGCTTTACCACCTCCACCAGATGGGGCTGTAGTGCCGGGGCCAGACGGAGCAGTAGCTTTACCACCTCCACCAGATGGGGCAGTTGCACCTCCACTAGTACTCGCGCCACTAATTCTCTTATAAATTTCTTCTAAGCGTTTTGTTTTATCTTCAGATGATCCTGGTTGATCTTTTACAGTAGCAATGTTTGACAAATCATTAATAGCTTGTGTCAAATCTTCCATTGCTTTTTTGGTTGACAAATAAGTTTTGTTTAGCGTATCAGTTGCTTTAGTAGAATCTTTTCTAGCTTCAATTTCTTTGTCAGCAATAATTTTAGCTACATTTCCTGCCTCCGGAGAACCTGCAACTGGAGCACCTGCAACTGGAGAACCTGCAACTGGAGCACCTGCAACTGGAGCACCTGCAACTGGAGCACCTGCAACTGGAGCACCTGGAGCACCTGCAATTGCTGGTTTATCAACCATAGATTTGCCTACACTCTTACCTACTTTTTCACCTACAATTTCACCACCTTTACTACCTAACCAACCACCAACTGCCGCCCCTAACAGTCCACCAATAAGAGTTCCTACAACCGGTACTACTGAACCGATTGCGGCTCCAGCGGCTGCTCCTCCCCAAGCGCCGGCTGCGCCGCCGGCCGCTTGACCAACACCTGTTCCAACGGCTTCTGATTTCTTAACAGTACCTTCGTCTTTAGTTAGTTCACCCGATTTAACTTTTTCATCTACATCTTTGGCACCTTGATATGCAGTCATTGCTCCAGCACCCACTGCTATTACACCGGCTGCAGGTCCTGCTACCCTACCCAATGCAGACGCACCTTTACCCAATGTACCAAGCATGCCGGCGCCTTTGGTTGCAGTAGCGCCTGCTTTAACAAATCTACCATCTGGTCCGCGAGGCGGTGTCGGTTTGCCTTTTCCTCCAGTTTTATCTGTACCTTTACCTTTACCCTTGCCATCTCCTAATAAGTCACCGACTTTACCCAATGCGGCTTTACCAGCCATAACAGTTAATGCAGTAGCGGCGATGGCTGCGGCTGCAGCCAATGCTGTTGCCGCAATAGTAGACGCATCAAACCCTTTTAATAACGGGTTCATAGAAGCTACTAACTCATCTACTTTTAATTTAGCCGCACGTTCTGCTTCTGTTAAAGTGTTTCTAGCTATCTGTGCCGGATCTTCTGCCGCAGGGCCTTTATTCTTTTTGTTGTCTTCAACTGCTTGTCTGCCGCCGGCTGCAATTTCAACCTGTGTCTTGTCGTT